AACGCCGACGGCTACGACCTGGAGCTTCTGGGCTTCGGCGCCGACGAGCTGACCGCGCTGCTGGGCGAATACGGCCAGGAAAACGAAGAAAAACACACCAAAGGCGAATCTGATGCAGACGCAGTGCCACCCCCGCAGCAAATTGCAGTAACCGTGCAGGGTGACACATGGATGATGGGAAAACACAAATTATTGTGTGGTGATTGCCGCGACGGCGCCAACATTTCAAAACTAATGGGGGGGCTAAAAATCAATGTGGCTGTGACTTCGCCGCCCTATGCAGAGCAGCGCGAATATGACGCAGCAAGTGGATTTAGGCCCATCCCGCCTGACGAATATGTGGGCTGGTATGCAAATGTTGCCAAAAACATTGCTGAAAACTTGGCGCCTGATGGATCTTATTTTTGCAACATCAAGCCCGCATCGGCTGGTTTAGACACCAGCCTATATGTTTTCGACCTGGTGCTGGCGCACGTTCGCCAATGGGGGTGGCACTTTGCCACCGAATATTGCTGGGAGCGCAACGGCATACCCAAAAAAGTAACTCGCAGATTCAAAAATCAGTTTGAACCTGTTTATCAGTTTGCATTGGGTGAATGGAAAATGCGCCCTGATGCGGTTCGGCATGAGTCCAACGCTGTGCCAATAGCGCGCGGCAAGGGTGCAGGATCAACCACATGGTCAAAGCATCAGGGCGGGGAGTCCATCAATATGTCAGGGCACCAGGGTGAACCAGGGTTTAGCTGGTTCGGTGACAACATAGAAGCTGGGCTGGCATATCCTGGTAATAGGCTTCCAACGTTTGCAAGTTCGCACGAGGCGCTTGGCCATGCTGCTGCCTATCCCGTTGGGTTGCCTGAATTTTTTATCAAAGCCTATTCTGATGCTGGCGACGTTGTATTTGACCCATTTATGGGGTCTGGTTCTACGCTCATGGCAGCCGAAAAAAATAACCGCGTGGCGCGTGGAACGGAGTTAAGCCCAATCTACGCTGACATCATAGTCCGCCGCTGGCAATCCTTCACCGGCAAGCAAGCCACCCTCGAATCCACCGGCCAAACCTTCGAGCAAGTGCAGGCGAAAAGGCTATCAAATGCATAGCTGCTCACGCACATTCCACGCGGGCTAGAGCCCTAAAAGGCAGATAAACCATGCAACCCGCCGCAACCCAAACCGCCAAGCCCCCCAGCGCCGCCCATGGTATTTACGCGGCCATCGCCCGCGCCCTGGCCCCCCGCCCGGCGCTCACCGTCAGCGAATGGGCCGACCAAGAGCGCCGCCTCAGCAGCAAAGGCAGCGCCATGGCAGGCCAGTGGGTAACGGCGGCCAATCCGCCCCTGCGCGAGCCCATGGACTGCATGAGCGTGCAAAGCAACGTGCGTGAGGTGGTCATGATGTTCCCGGTGCAATTCGGCAAGACCGAGGCCGCCATCAACACCCTGGGCTACGTCATGGCCCACGACCCCGGCCCGGTCATGGTCTGCCTGCCGGGTGAGGTATCCATGAACAAATGGGTGGCCCAAAAGCTCAACCCCATGGTGGAAGAATCCCCGGCAGTCAAAAAAGCCCTCACCAGCTCTGCAAGCCGCGACAGCGCCAACACCCGCACCTTCAAAGACTTTGCCGGTGGCCAGCTCTACCTGGAGCACGCAGGCTCCCCCAGCCGCCTAAAGTCAACCACCGTGCGCACCCTGCTGGTTGACGAAGTTGACGAATTTTCAAACAACCTATCTGGCGGCGATGACCCGCTGGAAATGCTCAAGGCCCGCACCAGCGCATTCCCCGCCACCAGCAAACACCTCTACATCAGCACCCCGCAAATCAAGGGCCTAAGCCGCATCGAGCAGCTGTGGCTCAAAAGCGACCAGCGCCGCTACCATGTGCCATGCCCCCATTGCGGCCACATGCAGCACCTCGAATGGGCGGGCCTGCACTGGACGCCCGATGCACGCCAGTGCTGGTATGTGTGCCAAGAATGCGGCGCCAACATCGACGAGCACCACAAAACCCAAATGATTCGAGACGGCCAGTGGGTGCCCGCCAACCCCGGCGCCAAAGCACGCGGCTACCACATCAACTGCCTTTATTACCAGTTTGGCCTGGGCCCCCGCTGGCTAGACCTTATCGACACCTGGCGCGATGTGCAAAACGAGCCCGCCCGCCTCAAAACCTTTTTAAACGACCGCCTGGCCGAGCCATGGGAAGACGCCGCCATGCGCGCCGTCAAACACAACGCCATTGCCGACCGGGCCGAGCCCTACCCCCTGCGCACCGCCCCGCATGGTGTGCTGGTCATCACCGCAGGAATCGACACCCAAGACAACCGCTTGGCCGTGCACATCGTCGGCTGGGGCCGTGGCATGGCCTTTTGGGCGCTGGACTATGTGGAGTTACCCGGCGACCCGGCCAGTGACGAAGTATGGGCCGCACTCACTGAGCTACTCAACACCCCCATACAGCACGCCAGCGGCACCACCATGCGCATCGAGGCCATGGCCATCGACGCCGGTGGCCACCGCACAGAGGCCGTCAAAGCCTACGTGCGAGACCGCCGCGTGCGCCGCCCCATGGCCATCTTTGGCGCCATACCCAACAACGCCCCCGTGCTCAGCAAGGGAAAGTTGCACGATGTGGACTGGAAAGGCCGCAGCGACAAGCGTGGCGTAACCGTGCACCACGTTGGCACCGTGGGCGTAAAGCACTGGCTATACAGCCGCCTGAGCACCGACGCCGACAAACTGCCCGAGCAGCGCCTGACCCACTTTACCGACCAGCTCCCCGCTGAATACTTCCCCGGCCTGGTAAGCGAGACATACGACCCCAGTAAAAACCGCTTTATCAACCGCCGTGGCGCCCGCAATGAGCCGCTCGACACCTGGGTCTACAGCTACGCCGCCGCCCACCACCCCGAGGTGCGCCTGCACCGCCTTACCAAATCAGACTGGGACCGCATCGAGCAAACCATATTGACCCGCGCCGGAAAAAATGCGACACTAGGCCCTGTCGCGGTAGAGGAAAACACCACACAACGCCCGGCGGTTAACGAGCCGCCCCCCACGCCAGACGCCCAACCCGTGCCCATGCAACCCAATGCACAGGCACGGCCAAGCAAACTCGCACCCTTGCCCCGGCGGGGAGGCGGATGGATTAAGAAGTGGTGATTTTTATGGCCGACATCGTTGACGACTTCCTCACACGCCTGGCGCAGCATGTGCCAAACGCACCCATAGAACTACGCGCCACCATCGAGCGCGACCTGCGCACCGCATGGGGCGGCAGCAAACCCTACGTGGCCAAGCAGCTCAACCGCACCACCCGCACCACGCTACTGGCCCAAGGCCTGCGGCAGCAGCGCCCCTTGTCTGAGGTATTCGCCAAGGCTGGCGTATCACGCACCACGGGCTACCGGCTGCTGGGCAGCAAGTAGCGCCGGGCAGTCTCAAATTGGGACTGAACATTTCGCCCCCCACAGCCCACCATCGTGGGCATGACCGCCACCCTTGAGCCAAGCCGCGTTACCGCAGGCGACACCATCACCTGGCTGCGCAGCCTTGCAGACTACCCCGCCAGCGCCGGGTGGGTGCTCAGCTACACCTTAATCAACAGCGCCGCCAAAATCAGCATCACCGCCACTGCCAGCGGCGATGACCATTTGGTCGGCGTGCTTGCTGCCACCAGCGCAGCCTACGCCCCCGCCACCTACACCTGGCAGGCAGTCGTTACCAAAGCAGCCGAGCGCTACACCGTAGGCAACGGCCAAATGGTAGTGGCCCCCAACTTGGCCGCCTCCGCCACGTATGACACCCGCTCCAGTGCCCGCAAGGCGCTCGATGCCGTCAACACCGCCATGGAAACGTATGGCGCCAAGGCCTACCTGCACAGCTACGAGATAGCAGGGCGCAAGCAGCAATTCCAAACGCCGGGAGACTTTTTAGCCTTCCGCTCCAAACTCATGGCCGAAGTAGCCCGAGAAGACAACGCCACCCGCCTTGCCGCATTGCTGGCGCCTAAAAATCTATTACAAGTCAGGTTCAACAACCGATGACCACCGCCCCCTGGTATGACCAGCGCCGCGTGGCGCAAAAAAGCAGCGTGGTGTTGGCCAAGTGGCTACAGCAGCGCCCCGGCGCGCAAGGCCGTGCGGGCCTAACGCCCATCACCCTGCTGCAAGCCAAGCCACGCCAACAGCGCAACTACGCCGCGGCGCAAGTCAACCGCCTCACACAAGGCTGGTCCACGGTAAGCGCCAGCGCCAACAGCGACATACACCGCAGCCTTGACAGCGTGCGCGCCCGCTCCCGCAAGCTCGCCAATGACGACGAATACGTCAAAAAATGGCTGGCCATGGTAACCACCAACGTGGTGGGCCCCAACGGCTTTAGGTTCCAGGCGCGTGTGTACGACAAGCCCGGCATGCCAGACACCATGGCCAACGACGCCATCGAGGCCGCTTGGGCCAAGTTTGGCAAAAAAGGCGTGGCCGATGTAACCGGCCGCCAAACCCTTACCGGCCTATGCCAGCTCGGCATCAAAGCCGCTGCGCGCGATGGCGAGGTATTGGCCCAAATCGTGCGCGGCAAAAGCGCTGCCAACCCCTTTGGCATTGCCATCCAGCTGCTCGACATAGACCGCCTGGACACGGCCCTCAACAAACCCGCCGAAGGTGGCCGTAACGCCATCCGCATGGGGGTCGAAATCAACGCCTACGGGCGCCCCGTGGCCTACCACCTCAAAACCGCCCACCCCGGCGACCTGTACCAAACCACCAGCGGCATCCAAGGCAACACGCACGTGCGTGTGGTGGCCGAAGACATCATTCATGAATTCATGGCAGACCGCCCCGAGCAAGTGCGTGGAATGCCATGGGCCCACGCCGCAATGATGCGGCTCAACAACCTGGGCGGTTACGAAGAGGCCGCAGTCATTGCCGCCCGCGTTGGCGCCAGCAAGATGGGCTTCTTCACCACCCCCGACGGCCAGGCCGAAGTGGTAAGCACCGGCACCGACGACGGCACCGCCGATGGTGGCTTGATGATGGAGGCCGACGCTGGCACATTCCAAAGCCTGCCCGAGGGCGTGCAGTTTCAGCCCTTCAACCCCGATTACCCCACCGCCATGTATGCGGATTTTGTCAAAGCCAACCTGCGCGGCATCGCCAGCGGCCTGGGCGTTGCGTACCACGCACTGGCAAACGACCTGGAGGGCGTGAGCTTTAGCAGCATTCGCAGCGGCACCCTGGAAGAGCGCGACGCCTGGATGTTGATACAAGAATGGTTTGCGGGCAGCTTCCTGGAGCGCATTTTCTCCGAGTGGATAGCCGCCGCACTGGCCATGGGCCAGATCGCACTGCCCAACGGCAGCACGCTCCCCATTACCAAGCTCGACAAATTCAGCGCCCACACCTGGCAGGGCCGCCGCTGGGAGTGGGTC